GTGCCAGCTAACTCAAAGTCTGCCATCGCCATCGTCTCATTGATGGTCATAATCAACACAGCCACCTGTGCTTCTGCGATAGCAATTGACTCAGAGATGCTGGCTACAAACGCCACAACCGCTGACTCTACGTCTGCAATACCTAACGAATCCGACACGCTTTCGTTGTAACTTGTCTGCGCTGCCTCAGCATCTGTGATGACCTGAGAATCTGACACGCTGACGTTGTACGAGGTAATGGCCGCATTAGTGTCTGCAATAGCCATTGTCTCGGTTACAGATCCAGCAAAACCGGCTACCACCGACTCTGTTTCCGCTATGGCCGCTGACTCAGATACTGAGACATTCATTGTCAGAGCTACAGTCTGACTATCCTGAATACCTGATGTACCACCCCAACCACCAAAACCCCAAGTATCTGCACCCCAAGCTGTGCCGTTTGTCAGTGACTCAGTAATGCTGACATCAATCAGCAAACCAGCCGCAGGGGAATCAGCGAGTAGGGCAGTTTCTGTAACACTGACGGCGAAGGTTTCTCCACCGCCCCAAGCGTTATCACCCCAAGCGTCCGACCCCCAAGCAAGCGCCATATCAAGAAGTCAATGTCAATGTGTATGTGACCGCGATTGTGTCGCCGTTAACAACAGCCTTAGAACTAGAAAAGTCACCAGCAGAGAACAATGTGCCTGTGGTTGAATCTTTTGTTGCGCTACCGCCAATGTTGATGAAGCAACCTGCCACAGTACCCGTCGATGTCATTGAGAAAGACACAGCAGAAGACGTAGCCTTGCTACCAGCAGAAGCTGAACTGAACGAAGGTGTAGGACGGTTGCCAGAATAAGCTGGAGCGTTAGTGCCGCCAACTTCATTCCATGTTGGGTGAGAGGCTTGAGTATCAGACGCTGCGGCTGTACCTGTACCCTTCAAACCCATCACAACTGCGCCAGCGGCTGAGTTGCCAAGGATGGTGTCCAAGGTCAAGTTTTGACCGACGGTCGTAACCAAGTTCTCAATGGGTGCTTCCCACTTAACTTGGCCATCAGCACCGTAGCAAACAGCATGGTAGTAGCCGTTGATAGCCATCTGGTCTGCTGGTATTGTGTTGTATTTTGTTGCTGCTGACACTTGGTCTGTAGCGGTCAGTTTGTCCATGCTCATGTGAGACTCCTTAATTAGAAGAACGGATCAATGCTGCTGTCGCCGTGTTAGCAGGCATTGTGATGGTGAAATTTGTAGAGGTCTTGTCAGAACCAAAGTCCAACACAGCTATGGATTTATTACCTTGTGATGAGTTGTAGATTAACGCGCAACGAGCAGTGACTGAAGCGCCAAACACCACATTGTCAAAATCAACGTAAGCTGTAAAACCAGATGAATTAATGGTTGTGCCAGTCAACGTAACTCCGCCAGCGGTGTAGCCCGTACCCGTAACTTCGCCTGATGTTGTGTAAACGGTTGTCGCCTCGTTTAAATCTGCATTGGCGGTGTACAGGGCGATCTTTAATGTATCCGTAGTCAGATCGTGGATGCCCTGATACAACTCCTTTTTGAAGCTGGTCGTTTGGGTTTGTAAGATGTAACTCATGAAACAGCAACCCTAACTTGACCATCACGATAGGCATCGGCACGTTGTTTGCCGTCACCCAAGTTCTTGAGAAGTGCAATAGCCTGAACGTACCGTTCTTGGTACATCTTGTACATGCCATCCTCTGGTGAGCTTTTCATGTAAGTACCAGCTTCGCACAGCGTGCCATACAACAGAGCAGAATCAAAGTTATCACCAAGCCATGTCACATTTGCACTGCAAATAGACTCTGGGTAATAGTAGTAATGCAGTTCTGCGTAGTAGTTGGCATTTGGTGTCGGGCCAAGAATGAACGACAACTCATTCACGTTAGCTGACTGTGGGCCAAAGATGGCGTAGTGCTTAGGCTCAGAAGCCTGTGCGCTCAAAGGATATGCTTCACGGATAAAGTTGACATCCTTGTTGAGCAGATACAGGTAGTCGCCTTGAAAGACGACAGCACCGTTAACCGTGCCGCTGTTGGCTACAGTCAGAGTAACAGTAGTGCCATTGATACTCCGTACCACGGCATTAGTTCCAATGTTAGTTCCCGTAACTTGCTGACCAACGGCAATACCAGTCGTGCTTGCAACCACAATTGTTTTTTCACCAGATGTGCCCGTCGCAGTCGTGGCGTTGTATGGGTAAATAGCTAGGCTGTATGTCGAGAGAAAGTCCTCTGGGCAAGCTAAGTATTTATTTCCAGCAGACAATACGCCCGTCACGTTCTTGCGCAAGTTGGCAATCTGCACCGTGTTATAGATGCGCTGCTCCGCCTGCTTGATCATTGTATTGATCGTAGTCGTGTCAAACGTGTTCTGCGTGTAGTCCTCTACCGCAGCAACAAGTTGGGCGTATGTCATTGTCATGGATCAAACCTCAAGCCATTGGGCCACGAGCCATCAAGCCTTTAGTAGCTGCACCTGTACCGCGCACTTTGATACCGCTGGTTTTGATTGGCTCATTACCAGCAGATTTACTTTCAGCACCAATACTTACATCAAGCGTATCAAGCTTGCTGCGGTTTGGTTCTTTTCCGGGATTGGTAGAAGCCTTAACTTCTTTGCCGCTCATTGTGTGTGGCTTGGCATAGACTTTGGCATCACCAACTTCTTTGCCCATAACCTTTTTGCTAAATGTAGCCATGATGACCTCACTTCTGGTAGTTAGCGCGGGCCAAGTTGCGGCCTACTTTACGCATGGCTTCGCCAGTCACACCAGCAGTCTTCTTGCCACCCTTTTGGATGCCAACTGCGGGGCCGCTATCGCCATAATTTTTACCAACGGTTTTGCCTTTTTTAGCAATGCCGTCTGCTGCTCGTGTGTACGCCATAATAATCTCCTTAACTTACCGTTACTGTACCAACAAATGTCGTTGCCACCAAGTAGTTTGGTGTAATTCCTGCATCGTTCAAACTAGCCCCCCCAACGGGATACCAACCCCACTGAATATCGCGTGAACCGCCCGATGTGTATCCGTTGACGTTAAGCCCAGAAGTCACATACGTTGTGTCTTTGCGGGGGTTGCGCAAAGCCTGTGGGTCTTCAACCGGGAATGTTCCCAACATCAACTGTGGGTGGTCAGGATCCCAGCACTCAGGGCAAACCAGCAACTGATACTTACGCTGCTTAATGATCTCAGTCTTAAGCTGTTTTAGTTTAAATTGCTGGCCACAGCGGTCGCACTCGGCAATCGCTATTCTGCCGGAAGCAAACCGATTAGGCATTAGTAGCCTCCACCGTTGCCAATAAACATCTGACGGGGTACAAACCTTACAGCCGCCTTCTCACGGTCTTCACCAGCGGCAATCTCAAACGTTTCGTCATAAATCTGTTTGAGCATCTGGATGCGTGGCATCAACTCCGGAACTTTGACTGCAATATGGTACGCCAAGCCCGCCGTCAAAGCTGGCAGGAATCGGAAGTTCATGTCGGCTGTTTCAACACCAGCGCCAGCATCTTGCACTCGGCGCAGTCTCCAGTATACGAACTGATAGGGTGTTGAGTTGTCCGGTGTGGGCCAGACAGTCACAGCTGGAAGCTGCGGTACATACACGGCAGTGCCATCGGCATGCGAGGCAGCCGTTGTATTGTTTTGCCCACGGAACACACCACCAAGCACATTGCCTGTGATGTATGTGTAGTAAATATCTTCGCTATCCAGACGGATAAAGCCGGAACCGGCTAACCCAACCACCGAGTTAAGCGTGATCGTGGTGTCCGTGGAAGTGATGGCTCCGTCCAAAACCGCACTCGTCGGATTAGTTTCCCCAGAAAGGCGCTGAATCCAGACTTGAATTGGACGAGCTTGTTGAAGCTTGTTTGGAATAGTGGCATAGGTAGATACGCTGATGCGTGTTATGGTCAGGTCAGCTTGCGTTGACGCAGTGTTTTGCCCCGTGCGAATGACATGCTCAAGCAGATCAATAGTATCCAATGGCAGCGCATAAGTATTCAATCCGGGAGTCAGGTTGATGACACCTTCCTCCATGGTCCACATGTTGATACCCTTGTTTTGCCACTCAATAGTCATCAAGTTCATGGAACGACGAGCCGTACGCAAGTCATAACCTGAACGCATCTCCCGGCCCGCACGCTCCCACGCTTCCTCGGCGATTTCCGTGAAGTCCATGTTGAAGAGTGTGGTGCCGGTAGTGGTCATTTCTTAGCCGTTTTCGCAGAGTCAATGAAAGCTTGAGCCGTTGGCGCGCCTTTTTGTCCGGGCTTGCGCATCTTCTCGCCTCTAGCTCGTTTTGCGTGGATATTAGCGTACAGACCGCCAGCAGCCATTTCGTGGCACTTGCAGCCAACTTTACCGCCTTCAGCGTACTGAGTGAAGTCGGTGTCATCGCGGCGGGCTTTTTTGACCCCGCTAGGCATTTTACTGGGGGAGATGGCCCCCATACCACGACTGGCCATCATTTCTTTAACCCTTTTAGTGTCTCTGCCAGACGAGCGCGTTGCCCCATTTTGCCGGGTTTCTTTGCTGCAGCTGCGAGCTTTTTAGCGGGAATAGGTTTGCCAGCCTTTGCACCCAGTGACTCACGAAGAGCACCGGGTTTTTGGATGGCTTTCTGGATCCACTTGGTGGCCATGATTACTTCTTTTTCATCATGCCGCCGCCACACATGGCGATGGTCTTACCGCGAGTACGACCGCGCTCAGCAATACCATCACGGCTAGGAGCAGCAGTGCGCACAGCGCCCATCTTAGAGGCACCGACTGAGCCGCCCTTTTTGTATTCTTTGGCTTCTTTAGCCTCTTCTTTAGCAATCTTGCCTAATGTTTTGGCATGACGCATTTCCATGGATTTTTTACTTTCAGCCATATCACCACCTTGTGAAAATTTGCGGCCCTTGTCCGCTTGATTGAACTCTTTGCCCACGGACTGTGGGACGCCTACTTTCTTAGCAAACGATGGGCTATGGGCCACCGCTGCCATGAAATTTCTTTGTTTTTTGGAACTACTCGGCATCGTTTTTACCCTTTCGACCAAATATGTTTTGTACAGTCTCAGTTTCCCAAATGCGGATACCAGTCCATACGATTGTAAATAGCGCAGCAATTGACGGCAACATTTCTACCAGCGTTCCTACGACAGTTAGTATCGACAACGCATCAACTACATGCTTAGTGGTTTCTGAATGGTCGCTCATCTCAGCAATTCCACGCCCGCAGGCTCTTGTTAATACGTGAGTTTGGGTCTTTGGCGGTCTTGGCACTCGTCAGTTTTTTCTTCATGCCACTCATCCGAGCGCAAAAAGAGTCGCGGCGTGGGCCGCCTTCTGGTTGAGGTGCCTTCAGGCCCGGCTTGCCGGGGTTCGCTTTGTTGTAGGAGGCACGGCCCTTGGCGTTCAAACCGCCCTTTTCCGACTTGCCTTCCTTGCGTTGCCATGC